TTGCCCTGACCATCAATGATGGACTGATTAAAGTTAAATCCATTCAAATTGAAAGCCATGGTAGAGACACCAAGAGCGGTAAACCAGATGCCAATGACAGGCCATGCTGCCAGGAAGAAGTGCAGCGAACGGGAGTTATTGAAGGACGCATATTGAAAAATAAGACGACCAAAGTAACCATGAGCGGCCACGATGTTATAAGTCTCTTCTTCTTGACCGAACTTGTAACCGTAGTTCTGGGACTCTTTCTCAGTGGTTTCACGAACCAGCGAGGAAGTAACCAGAGAACCATGCATGGCTGAGAACAAAGAACCACCCAGAACACCTGCCACACCGAGCATGTGGAAGGGATGCATCAGGATGTTGTGTTCTGCTTGGAAGACCAACATAAAGTTGAATGTTCCAGAGATGCCGAGAGGCATTCCGTCAGAAAAAGAACCCTGACCAAAGGGATAAACCAGGAAGACAGCAGCTGCTGCGGCAACAGGTGCCGAGTAAGCCACACAAATCCAGGGACGCATTCCCAGACGATAAGAGAGTTCCCATTCACGGCCCAGATAACAGAAGACGCCAATCAGGAAATGAAAGACAACAAGTTGATAAGGACCACCATTGTAGAGCCATTCATCGAGAGAGAAGGCTTCCCAGATGGGATAGAAGTGAAGTCCAATCGCATTGGAAGAAGGAACAACAGCACCAGAGATAATGTTGTTACCATAAAGAAGTGAACCAGCGACGGGTTCACGAATGCCATCGATGTCCACCGGAGGGGCGGCAATGAAGGCAAGAATGAAGCAGGTTGCGGCAGTCAGAAGAGTTGGGATCATCAGAGTGCCGAACCATCCGATATAAAGACGGTTGTTTGTGGAAGTAATCCAGGAACAGAACTGTTCCCAAGTATCTTGAGTGTTCTGCCTAATCGCAGTTGTCATTTAAGTAATGTAATGTAACGACTTATTTAGAATAATGTCTTTACAAAACTTTGTCAAGGGGTTGGCATAAAAAAAGAGAGGAGGCTACGCCCTTGTAGCTAACTCCTCTCGATCAGCGGATGTGTGTTTATTTATGCAACATCCCTTGACAGGGGATCATAAATTCATTATCGTATGGATGTGGTGAAGAAAAACCACACTCAAACCTAATGAAAGAGGTTAATCATGACAGATCAAAAGAAAACTCATATGAAGTGTTTGTCAATCTATAATGACAGATACAGAAAATCCAAAAGAGATGCCTGTATTGAGAGACTAGGAAACAAGTGTCAGGATTGTAATAAGACCTATCCTGCTGTTTGTTATGACTTCCACCACATTGATGAAAATAAAGATGACAATGTGGCTGATTTGATTAGGAACAATAAGAAACTTGAAACAATCTTTGAAGAGGTTGACAAGTGTGTTCTGTTGTGTTCTAATTGTCATAGACAAAGACACTTCGCATAAAAAAAGGAGACCTTAAGGTCTCCTCTGAATGAAGTTGACGTAAGACTTACATCAAGTTCTTGACGGCCACACGACGATAGTAGCGGTTACTATTAACACGAAGACGACCCAGACCTTGGGTTGTACCCTCGGCGAAAGGATTAGCCACCATGCCATAACGTGTCTTGAATCCAATTTTCGGCTGGAACGTATCTTCCCCAACGGCTCTCACCATTTGGAGAGGTACGTACGGACAATAAAACAGACCAGCGTCATAAGGAGAAGAACCCTTATAACCAACCACATAATACTGATTACCAGAGTTGGTAGCAGTGTTGCCATCAGCCAGGTTAGCTGCATAAGGATCAATGTAGACCCGGAACTTACCGTTGATGGTTCCTGCGAAGGTGTTACCAGTATCGTCAACGTTGAGGTTGGCGTTCAGTGCTGGAGTGTAATCCAGAATGCCAGCCATCGTAAGAGCGGAAGCAACGTCTGCGGAACACAGAACCATGTTGCCCTTCCCTCTACGAGTCCGTTGGGCGATTGCGTTAGCGTCTCTTTCGATCTGGAACAGAAGTCCTTTGAACTTCTCAACAGACCAACGACCGTTGGAGTCAACATCGAGGTCGAACACACCAGCGGTTGCGGTGTTGGAGACAGCGCCTTGTTCAGCGATCTTGTAGATTGTACGGATCACTTCACGGTTGATCTCAGCCAGGATCTCAGTGGAGAGGATGTTGGCGAGTTCAGCCTCAGCGTTCAGACCGTGGATTGCCTTGAGGTCCTGAGCCAACTCCAAGGAGTACTCAGCCTTCAGGGCTCTCGACTTAGCGGTCACAGTGACTTTCTCGATCGAGAAGGCCATCTGGTTGAACTGGTTGGCTGCGCCATTACCCAGGTTCTCAGAGTCACCAGTGACCATACCTTCACCGACGTTGTAACCAGCCGAAGAGGCAGTTCCAACAGGGTTCAGAACGGAGGGGTTGGTTCCAGACTGAGAAGTGGTACCCAAACCTGCGGGTTGATCGGAGAAACCAGCGGTGAGAGAATCACCACTGTTCTGACCAGAGAATGCAGAATCTACTTCATTGTAGAATGTCTCATCACCAGACTGAGAATCGTAGCGGGATCTCATCGCGAAGATGAGTCCAGTGGGCCCGTTCATAGGTTGAACACCAGCCAGGTCATAAGCGACCAGGTTGGGCATCGAACGTCTGATCAACGAGATCAGAACGGGATCGAAACCTGCGACAGGACCAGCAGCGGCAGCACCAGCACCATAACCACCAGAAGCACCAGCAGCGTTAGCGCTGTTGGTGGGTGATTCCATTAGGTTGATGCCGCTGTTAAATGCGGTTTCCTCACGGAGGAACTTTTCTTGGTTTTCGAGCAGGACAGCGGTGACAGCTCTTCTATGACTATCTTTGATAGGATCAAGACCCTCATAGTCGAGAAGGGGACTCCACTTTTCCTGCAGATGCTCGGATTGGAACATTTGCTTTTACCTTTGTTTTACGTTTGAACTTATAAAATCAGTTGGACTTAAACGCACCCAGTGCCTTAAGATAAGAATCCATAGAACCAGTCATTGGTTCAGGAGTGCTATCCACACCCTCAGAGAGGGTTTGTTGAGTGGGTTTAGCTGCGGGAGTTGGTCTGGAGAAGTATGACTCCTTCAGGGTCTCCAGCTTTTCACGATATTCTTCTTCACTTTCAAACTCAACACTTTCGGCAAGTGAAGCGAGCTTCTCTTTCTGAGTGGCAGCGAGGCCCTCAGAGACAGATTCGAGAATGTGATCAGAAACAGACTCTGCGAGTCTTCTATTCAGACCAATGTTCTTCTCGATTTGCTCATTGAGTTTTGTCTCCATATCATCAAGTTTTTCCACCATACTCTCAAGGACATCATATTTCTCTTCAGGGATAGTTACATAATGTTCTTCAAAAAGTCCCTTCATTCCAGTTAGGAAGGACTCTGTCATTTCTGTCTTGAGACCATGCTCGATAGCGAGTTCGTTTTCGGTCATCCACTCATCGCAGACATATTCAAGATAAGAATCAACTCTTTCAACAAGAGTTTCCTTCATACCTTCGACTGCTTCTTCGAGCCGTTGCTCGTATTGGATTTCCATTGTCTCTTGGATCTCTTGAATCTTAGCTCCAAGAGCTGCCTCGAAGATGACCCTTGCTTTCTCTTTGAATTCTTCAGAAAGATCCTCTCCACCGAGAAGTGCATTCACATCTTCTTCGATGTTGATTTCATCTTCAAGTTGTTCCTCTTCGGCCACAACTTCTTCTTCTTCGAGAACTTCTTCTTCGTACTCTTCCTCTTCCTTAGCCACTTTCTTCATTGGCTCAGGGGGCTTAGCACCTTTATTGACTACGTCGTGAACGGTTTTAATCTTAGGCTCACGAATCTTAGCCGAATCATTATCTGGTTTATAATTCTCGGGAGTGGGTCCTCCCAGATCCTCATAAGAACCAGACTGACCAGGAGTGTTTCCTGAAAGATGCGGCATAGGATCGCCAGGCTTAGCGTTCGCGTTCACAGCAGTTTTAGATTGCTCCATTTCTTGTAGATCTCCACGAGACATTTTGAACTCTCCAGTTTTACCTAGTATCTGTTATATTTATTTATCAAATTTCAACTTAGAGTTTATTAAGGAAATTCTGAAATAGTTGAGCTTTTTGCTCATCTAGTTGTTTTTGGGTCACAAGAGTGTTAATTCTCTTGTATGTCTTTTTGGCCAGTTGTTCTCTAAGAATTCCACCATCCCACACCCACTCCTTTCCTTCCATAATTCCGGAAACAAAAGCATCAGGTGCAGAAGGATCGGCAACAATGTCGGCTGCCGTGGAGAGCATAAAGTCTTCACCAACGACACTATATCCTTCTCTTGCTTGTTGAAGGGAGCCAACACCACGGGACGACACACCAAGTTTCACACCTTCATTAATGAGAGACTCAGCGATCTTGCCCATGGGGGTTGCTAAAATCTTTGCTTTGCCAATAAAGTTATTTCCACTTTCTTTTAGGGAAACGATTTTATGTGACACACGATCGAGATTCACAGTCGGACCATCTGGGTGACCCAATTCACCCAAAGCTCTTCCGGTCTGAATGTGATTCTCATTGTAACGCTCAACCTCTCTTCTCATCACAGACATCGGATAAAGTCTGTTATTCCGATTGGCCTGTTCTGCTTGAAGAAAGATTCCCTCAATGTAAAGTGACTTCTTGCCGTTGCGTTCTTCGACAATAAAATCAACCGATTCGATTTCTTCTCTAATGAGCTTCATTTGTTACCTCAGGAAACTTGGACGCATTGAATAAACACAGTTCCCGTCCCAGCGTTTGTCTTAACGGCAACTTTGACGGACTTTCTCAATTCCGCCCATGTTGGATTGAAGGTTCCACTCACACCACTTGAATCGTGATCAACTGTGATTCTGGTGGAGAAATAACCACCAACATTGGAACTTGCATCCACATCAGTTACAATTTTATGTTCAAAATCAAAGTCAGCTTGACCAGTAACTGATAAAGTCACAGCATCGCCAACAGCAAAAGGAGAACCAGTACCTTCTGGGAAGTCAAGAATTGTTGTTGAACCTGTTGTGTAACCCACAACTCTTTGTGCTGCAGGAAGACCAACACCAATCATTCCAATTATGGTGGTTGGAACATAAAGATTATCCACAGTTGCCGTTGGATTTGCTCCAATCGCAACATAAACTCCAGCACCTTCCGCGACAACTCGAAGTGAGTCAGTCTTCAAAGGGATTGCAACTGATTGGGTTGATGATGTACTAGATGCAAACGTGGTGTTTACACCAACTGGCTTGACCGACATTATTTTAGATCACAATAGTTCCGTAATAGTTATTTATGAATCAATCATCTCCATAATCAATTTCTTCATCATCGAAATTGATATCGGACTCAAATTCGTCTACAACCTCTTCTTCATCATCGAGATCTACATTGTCATCAAAGATAGATGCTGCAACTTCCGGTCGAATTGCTTCAATCTTTTCTGCACTTCTGGAGTACAGAATTTCCTTAATTTTGTCACTAATCTGTGATGGTGACTCGTCACTCACCATCAAATCCATAAGTTCGTCCATAGTCTTATCTTAAGTGTGTTTATTTAGTTCAGATTTCCCCACCTTCCGGCTTAGGTTTTGGTGCCTCCGGATCAACCGGTGTTGTTCCAAGTTCCCCACTCATTTCGTTTGGTCCAGAAGGTGTTTCTCCTGCTTGTGCTGACATTGGGTCCAATGCTTGCATTGCTGGGTCCGGAATGGCTCCAGTCTGAATTTCCTTTTCGATCAATTCATCCTGTTCGATGATCTCACGATCGGTTTGTTGGAGGATATTTCTTCTCACATAATCTTGAGAGTAATACTTACCAACATATGGTTCAACCATTGTTGCAAGATTGATTCTCTGCTCCATCAACTCTGCGTTTTTGAGTTCCGCAAAATGATTATCATACAGGAAGTCATATTGAATGTGATCCTCCATCAAATCCCAATCTTCAGGAGTGACAATGTTCTTCAGAAGAAGTTGAGTTCTCAGCATGTCATTAAACATGGAAGAGAATCTCTTTCTCATTCTTCCAACAAACTTGGAGAACTTCACCTCATCTCTCAGAATTTCAGAGGAACGACCCAGAGAGAATCCACCATCTTCCTGAATTCGAGTCTCCGGAACATTTAGAGATCTGTAAAGTTTCTTCTGGAAATAATTAATGTCAGTAATCTCACCAAGATTCTGCCCTCCAGGAAGAGTGGTAATTTCAGTTCCACGACCGCCTTCTCTTCTGGGGAGCCAGAAATCCTCCATCATTGACATGAATTTCTTCGTGTCTTTGATTTCTCCAGTGCCAGCATCATAAACCAACTTGTTACGATACCTCATCATCACATCTCTGAGGTATTGTTCTGCCTTAACTTTTGGCAGGTTACCTACATCGATGTAGAAGATTCTTCTTTCTGGTGCTCGTGATAAACGATAAATCACCAGTGCATCCTCAATCATCATCAATTGATTGAGGGGTTTAATTGCTTTATGTAACCAGGAAAGTGTTGCTCCTTTGTTTCGATCTACCAAACCAGAGGTACAATAAGTGACCGAATCACGGGTCATCTTAATTCCCTTGTCGTTCGAAGATGAACCAAAGGTTGTTCCGGAGCCATAATTGCCTGATTGTGGAGTATAGATGAAATACTCTTCAATCTCTGGGAAGTTGTAAGAACCTGGATCTTCTCTATTTGCTCGTTGCAATGATGCAACACTATCCTTTCCCTTCTTCTTTAACTGACGAATGTACCGCATCTTGGCGGCATCAATATATCTCAGTTCTTGAATGCCATCATGGGGTTTCTTTTGATCGATGACTTTGTTGTAGTAGATACGACCATCAATGTACCAATTTCTAAAGATTTCGTGGGCCTTCTTATCAAAGTCCATCAGTTCGAGAATAAACTTGAACTCTTCTCTGATTTTCTTCTTAATGTTATCACTTGCATTCAGATTGGAAAGCTCAATCTGAACTGGACTGTCATTGGTATCAGAGACGATTGCCTCATTAACAATGTCTTCAATGGCACTATCACATTCTGGATAAAGAGCCATGGATCGATATCGACGAATAAGGTCTCCTTCATTACGGAAAACACCTTCAATATCTACATAACTGCCATAAAACCCCGAACTAACGTAGTGCTCATTCCCATCCGCCGCATTTGGTGGAACGGGAGAGACTACGCCAGGCGGGGTCTTATCGTTATCTTCAATAGAGAAACCAAACAGTCTGGCCATTACAACTTACTAGAAACGTTCTGTTCTAGTTATTTATCAAGTAATGAGAACCTGGCCACCTTCTCCACTGTTGCTCTGATCAGAGTTACCAATGGTGAAGTACTGAACCTTGAACGTAACATCAAAGGTTTCAATGGTGTCGGTGGTGTCGTAACTCAATGCGATCTCGCCAATGTTAGTGGGCCAGATGTCATAGAACTTGTAGGATCTAAGAACAACTGACTCTCCTCCATCGTTGGAAGTTGCATTCAACTGAGCCCCACGT